TTTGAACCGCAAAAGAAAGCTGAAGCGAGACTTAAAGAAGCCCAAAGGATAATCCAACTTCTTCAGGCTGGCATCATTGATATTGAAACCGCAAAGAAGGAACTTGGCTATAGCCCTGAGGACTAAACATGGCGGAATACTACTGGGACGCAGAAGGAAACGAGTTCATAGATGATCTGCTGAAGAAAATCCTTCCTGACTTTTTACAGAAAGTAGAGTCTGTTCTCGCAGAAGCCTTTCGCTTTTCACCCTACTTTATCAGCTTTAACGACTTCACACGCTTCATTATGCAAGAGTTAGAACAGAAGGTGCGCCTATCACCAGAACACAAGGAAATGCTTTACTCGGAGTTCAAAAGAATCTACGAAAAAACACAAAAGGAAGCTATAGAAGGGATGCCGATCCAGATAGACTTCAACATGGCAGACGAACGGTCTATCAACTACGCCCTTTCCCTAACAGATTTTTATCTTGGCAAGTTCTTTCAGGGAGACAAAAAACTTCGTCTGGATGTGGTCAAGTGGCTTTCTAAATACTACTTAGAAGAAGGGAACCCAATCGGTAAAGGGCAAGAGGGTATAAAGCACTTCCTAAACGAGTTCGGAAGCTATCTCAAGCGAAGAACGGAAGGTAAAGTAAGGCAGATCATAGACACCTCAGTTAATCATCTTCGCAACTCCGCAAGACTGAGGGCTATAGCAAAGGCGAGGATCACGAAATATCGCTGGGATGCGGTGGGAGATAGGCTAACATGTCCTTACTGCCGTGCAATGGACGGAAGAATTTTTGACACTGGAGAGGCAATAAGAACCTTAGAGTTCGTGGAGGCGGACCCAGCATCTCTACCCGAAGTGAAGCCTTTCCTGACAAGCTTTCCTTTAGATAAGCTAAAAAGCCTGCCGAGTTCACGAATGCCGTCAAAGATGCCACCAGCCCACCCGCACTGTAGATGCAGAATCGTCTCGTATATTGAAGAAATTGAAGAACCCTACCCGGTCGTTGTAGAACCAGCAATCCCACCCAGATCTCTGGAGGAAACTGCAATTTTGCAGGAACTGACCACTGAGTTAAAGGCTTTACGCCCAGAGGAAATAACCGCAAGGATTAAAGCCCATCTTGGAAGCGACTGGAGACGCAATCCCGATGGCACTTTTGACGTCAACGCCAGCAGGCTTAAAGAAGAGTTTGAAAAGCATGCAAAAGCCTTAGGCGTTAGCTCCATTGAAGAATACGAACGACTGAGCTACGAAGTGATTAAAAAGCCCGAACATGTCTTCATCCAGAGAGTTCTCAACCCCCAGACCAAAAAATACGAAACGAACTACATCTTTGTCAGAAACGGTGTTTATGTGGTTTCAAACGACGAAAGCCTTGCTATCAAAACGTGCGGACGACTTAAGAAGGATATAGAGAGCTTGCTTTATGAACTCTCCGAAAACCTGCGGTCCGCAACGCTCAAGCTCCTCTGAGTTCGTGAAATCTTTGCTTGAATTTCCCTCTCTCATCTGTCATCCTTTTTACTATGACCGTTGTTGAACGGGACGTTGTAAAAAGCGTCCTTCAGAACATTCAGATAATTTTGACCACACCCAAGGGTTCCGATGTGCACCGTCCCGAGTTTGGTTCAGAACTCTATAGATTCATAGACCAACCGCTTACCGCTTTAACCGCTGGCAAAATCAAAGCCTACATAGTAGATGAAATAGAGAGGTGGGAACCAAGGGTAAAGGTTAAAGAAATCAAACTTGATAGACACCTTGACAGGACAAAGATAGAACTTCTCTTAGCTATTGAAGGTATAGAAAACTTAGTGGGGCAAAGCATATGGATATAAAGTTTGTGGAGACAGACGCAACTTATTGGGAAGACTTGCTAATTGACGCTTATGAAAAAATCACTCAGCGCACACTCTACCTAGCAGACCCTGAACGGCTACTGATCAACCTTCAAACCTATGCCAGTGCACTTATAGCCATAGCTATAAACGAGACTGCAAAACAGAATCTGCTTGTTTTCGCAAAAGGGCAATATCTTGATGCTTTAGCTGAGTTTTACGGAGTTAAAAGACTCCCCGCTCGGAAAGCCCAAACCATCCTGCGTTTTTCTTTAGCGGAACCGCTGAACTTTGATGTTGTCATCCCCGCAGGGACAAGAGTATCCGCAGGAGGAGACATTTATTTTGCAACTTTGCAGGAAGCAAAAATTAGGGCTGGAAGCTTATATGTTGATGTTCCAGCCGAGTGCAACGAAGAAGGCACAAAAGGAAACGGCTTTTCTCCCGGACAAATAAAAGACCTCATGGACCCACTGCCTTACATTTCTTCCGTTTCAAACATAACAATGAGCATGTATGGTGCAGACGAAGAAGACGACGAACGCTTCCGAGAAAGAATAAGACTATCCATTGAACGCTTCACTAACGCAGGCTCCAAGCAAGCTTACATCTATCACACGCTTTCCGCCCACCAAGACATAGAAGATGTGGAAGTCTATAGCCCATCCCCCGGTCAGGTAAAAGTCATCTTCACTGTGAAGGGTGGCAACATCCCGGATGCAAGCATGCTCTCTCTTGTCAGAGATTATTTGTCTTCAGAACGTGTACGCCCCTTAACTGACCAAGTCTTAGTTTCTGCACCCGAGGTAGTTTACTACGACATCGATCTAACCTTCTATGTGAAGAAAAAAGATGCCCCAAAGCTTTCTCTCATCCAATCTACAGTAGAGAAGGCAGTCAACGACTTTATAGCTTGGACAAAATCTAAAATCGGAAGGGACATCTTGCCCGAGGAGTTGATTAGGCTTGTCAAGCAAGCAGGGGCTTACAGGGTAGACTTAACCTCACCCACAAGACAGGAACTTACCATTGAACAGATAGCCCACGCAAGGAATGTAAGTATTCGCTACGGAGGTCTGATAGATGATTAAAGAGTTAACTCCTCCAAGCATAAGAGAACTTCAGCACTTAGTAGACACTTTTGATACAAGCTTTGAAGAGTTGAAAAAGCACATCGTCAAAGTTCTTATCTATCCTCGCATTGATGAGATAGAAGACGACAGGGTTCTTGACCTTTTGGCTTGGCAATTTCACATTGAAGGTTATGACCAAGCCCAGACTACCCAAGAAAAACGCAATCTAATCAAGAACGCAATTGAACTCCACAGATATAAAGGCACACCCTATGCAATAAAGAAGGTTTTCCAAGCTTTAGGTATGGATGTAGATTTGCAAGAATGGTTTGACTACAATGGCGACCCATACAGGTTTAAAGTGCTCGTTAAAAGCATCATACAAGACGAAGAAACATACAGTAGGCTAATTGAGCTAATCAACGAATACAAAAATGTCCGCAGTTGGCTTGACGCAATCGGCTTACATCGTGAATACAGCCAAACCCTCTACTATGCTTTTGCTCAGAAAGATGGAAAGCACTACCAAATTAGCTTGCATGTGGACACATCAGTTGAGCCTTACACCCTTTACACCGGCATTACCCAGAGGGTCGCAACATCTTATCAGATATTCGTATATGAGCCTCAAGTATCAGTTGAGCAAACAAACATTTACGCTGGCTCTGCCCAAAGAATTGCAAGCTACATGGCTATATATCCAGCTAATTAGGAGGTAAGAAATGGCGGACTTTAGAGGCACAATACTAACGCAAAGAGGAAGAAACCTTTTAGCTAAAGCCCAAACCGGAACAACGCTAACCTTCACGAGAGTAAAAATTGGCGACGGGCTTTGGCCTTCAAACACAGACCCAACTCAGCTGAACGATCTTGTTTCTCCCAAGCTAAACTTACCGATACAAGAAATCAGGGTGGTTGGCGACGGAACAGTCAGACTAAGGTTCGTTCTAACCAATACGGGATTGTCCGAGGGCTTCTTTATGCGGGAAATCGGTATTTATGCTCAAGACCCAGACATTGGAGAAATCCTGTATGCAGTAGCGTATGCGGGAGACCGTGCTGACTTTATACCCGCCGATGGCGTCACTAAAGTTGAGAATATTGTTGACATCTATACAGTCATTGCAAACGCACAGAACGTCACCGCAGTGATTTCCGATACGGTCGTCCTTGCAACAAGGCAGGACATTGATGTAATAAAACCTGAAGTAAGTTCTACTGCTCCAAGCTTGACCTACCCAGGGAAACTATGGATTGATGCGGATGAATTTCTGAAATACTTCAACGGCTCCGTTTGGAGAAATGCTAAAGTGATCTTTGCCGATACCGTAGACGGCTTTCATGCTAGCTTAACACCAGCACCGAATGTGATAGTGCCTTTGAATGCGGATGGTGTGCTTGATTTAAGCGGAACCTACATAAAAAGCAATGTTTATACATTCAGAAGAGTGGATTTGACTAATGCAACGAGTGATTATGAGTTGCAGGTTGGAGAGGAGGCAATAATAAACTTTACAAATGCTATAATTGTGCCTTTAAGAATAGCAACAGGTTCTAATAGGTTGTATGAGATATTTCTTCAGTTTAGTGTTAATATTTTGCTTCCTGGTGTTTTCACTTTTTTAAATCCTAATAATACTACTTATAGCTCAAGCTTTTCTCATGTTTCAATTTATTGGAGTAGTGGAGGAGGTTCTGGGTGGGTATCTTACACAAACGCAGATAATGCCTTTAAATTGTATAACCAAACACCACATGCTTTCTTTATTTTGGATACTACAAGAAGAATTTTAAGGGGGTTTGTAAGTTATGAGTTTGGTGACTCTAATATAGGTTTTGGGATTTTTACAAGTAAGTGGCACTCTAATTTAGTTTCTTGGGTTTCGCTTGGAACTTTTACTTTTCCACAATCAATGTCAGGATATATCTTAGTCAGGAGGTTAGCGTGATGAAAGTCTATGCCTTTATTCACCCAGACTTGAAAACTCTTTGCTGTGCTATTTTAAGAGAAGCCGTGCCTGAAGGTGTTGAAGCTGTGGAACTTGAAGTAGAAAGTCCTGATGATGTAATTCTTGACGAAAACGGACAAATCAGAGTAAAAACTGAAGCAGAAAAACTCGCAGAAGAAAAAGAAAGAAAACTTGGAGAATTGAAAAGATATGTAGCTACTTTACTTGAACAGACTGATTACATTATCGTAAGAATAGCAGAAGCGGAGGTAAACGAAGGCACAGCTGAAGCAGAAAGACTTAGACAAAAATATGCAACACAACTTCAGCAAAGACAAGCAATACGAGTGTGGAACGAACAAATGAGGCAAGCAATAAGAAATGCAAAGACTTTAGAAGAGCTGAAAAGCTTAGAGATTAGATATGGTTAAAGCTTGGTTTTTTGTGAGTGTAATGACAAGTTTGTTTTTGTTTGGTTTGTGGTTTTACGAACGAAAAATGCATTTTGATACTATTCAAAAACTTGCAACATGCAAAGCAGAACTTCAAGCTACGCAAGAGAACCTCGTCAAATACACACAGCTATACTCTGAACTGAAAAGCAAGTGCGAGATTGACAAAAAGAAGATAGAGCAGAGATATACTGCCCTCTTGAGAAAAGCCGCAGAGCCCATCCCACAAGTGAACATCCCACCGCATACGGACGAGTGTGAGGCCCTCCGGAGGATGATAGATGAAGCGAGTAAGCATTTTAGCCCTTAGTCTGTTTATATTCTCTTGCGGCACAACCCCACAAGTAATAGAGAAAGAAGTTATCGTAAAGTGCCCTATTCCCGACATCCCACGAACAGAAAGACCCGTCATCAAACCTGAACAGCCCACCACTGAAAAATTGCAGTCTTTACTCAATTACGTGTTTAGACTTGAGAGAGAGAACGAGTTTCTACGGGAGGTAATTGACACATGCAGGCAGTAGAACTGCTTAAAAGGGTACTAAGACATTACGGCGTGGATATAGTCCTTGCTGTTGTATTTTTGCTTGTAGCTTTTGCCTATGTCTACGACCAGCCTACACTTCTGAGTGCAATAGCCCGCAAGGTAGCCCTTGCCTCTGCGGGACTTGTCTATTACTACATCACGAGAGTTCTCAAGGTGGGTTTCATCGACTGGAGAGACCCTTATGACAAGATTTACACTATTGCTTTGCTTATCTATATCGGGCTTGTCTTTGCTTTGGGCTAATCCCAGATGCCTGAAGCTTGAACCAGCTATAAAGGAAGCAACAGAAAGATACATAGCAAAAGACTATCCCATACACTACAACATAGCCACTGCGGAAAAAGAGACTTCATGCCAGTGGAAAGAAAGCGCTGACGGACACGGTTCAATTGGATATTTCCAATTGACTCCAAAGTTTTTAGACCCAGTCCTGCGCCCACTATTCCCTGATTACACAAAGCCCTACTCAAAAGACCATTTCTATGCCTTTGCCTACTACCTAAGTACACTCATCGTAAGCAACCCCGCCCAGAAGTTGTGGGTGGTTTACCAAAGATATAACGGAGGTGATTGGGTTATCCGAGAATGTAAGCGGGCAGGCGTATGGGAATGGGAGAAGTGCTTGCAATTTTGCAGAAGAGGACAAGTGTGCGTGTGGAAAGCAGGGACCGCATGCAAGCAATACAGGAGCGCCTGTGAGATCAACTATGAATATTCCTTATTGATATATAGATACTCGGACAAATACCGCCGAGGAGAAGATGGGCGGTGGAGATACTGGTAGATGTGGCTATACTTCCCTGAAAGAGAAAACGAGAAAGTAGTCGTCCTTTCCGATCAACCACTGCTTGACGCAACAAGAGAAACCCAAGAGGAACTTGAGAAGTTCAACATCAGATACACGCTTACATACACGCATATAGAAGACCTTGAGTATGCCAAACAGGTATGGAAGAAAAGCGGGTATGAGGTCGCAAACATAAATTGTCTGGCTGAAGTAGCGAAGGACTGGCATTGTGTGATGAAAGAAAAACCAGAAGTCCAGCCTCTCCTGAGGTATGAAGATATTTTCAACAAGCAAAAGAGAAGAAAGCCTAAAAG